AAAGACAATGCTGGAACAGCAACTTTAGGAACAGATTTAAAAATATACTTTACTTGTAATGGTGGTTCAAATTGGACAGAAGCATCAAGCTATTCTGCAATTACACCTGTTTATTCTACAGGAATTAAACAAGTAAGATTAGGCGAAACAACTTGTACTTCTGGTACAGATATTAGATACAAAGCAGTTTGGGCTAATCAAGCAAGTGGTTCAAAAGAAACACAATTACATGGAATAGGAGTTAATTACTAATGCCTTATGTAGGTCGTGGATTACAAACAGGAGAATATAAAGTCATAACTTTAACAGAAAGTTTTGATGGTAGTAGAGTAGATTTTACTATGTCAGAATCAGTACCATCTGAAAGAGTTTTAATGGTTATACTTTCTGGGGTACTACAACATTGGACAGATGCTTTTACTGTATCTGGTACTACTCTTACATTTTCTTCTGCACCTGCAAATGGAGAAACAATTAAGATATTAAAATTAGGAGATACTTTAAACATAGCTACACCAAGTCAAGGAACAGTAGGAGTAGCACAATTAAGTACAACAGGTATTGCCGCAGGTAAGGTATTTAAAGTAAATGATGGTGGAAATGCTTGGGAATTAGGTAATGCTAGTTCTGCTGAAATATATGGATTTGTTAAAAATGGTAATAATCTAAATGTAACAACGACTAATGGAGGTCAAGACAATATAACTAATGCTGTATATGCGGCATTTGACGATAAAATGTTCGCCGCTAGTGGCTTTACTTGGAGTGTAAATGCTAGTGGAAATTTAATTGCAACAGTATAAATAATAAGGTAAGTATAAATTATGGCAACAATAGATTTAGGCAAAATTAAATTAGTATGGAGAGGTACTTATTCTGGTAGTACAGCTTATACTGTAGATGATGTTGTTCAACATACAGATACAATTACATCTTCATTCATTTGTACAACTGCTTCAACAGGAAATGCTCCATCAACAGGTGGATCAGTTCATTCATCTTGGGCTTATTTAGCAAAAGGTGGTGTAGCTGGAACAGATGTAGGTACTACAATTACTACACAGGGAGATATATTATATCGTGATGGAAGTGGATTACAAAGATTAGCTAAAGGAACTGCGGCTCAAACATTAAAGATGAACTCAGGTGCAACTGCTCCTGAATGGGCAACAGTTACTACTCCAACTTCTGACTTTGTAAAATTATCAACTGTTACAGCATCAACAGCATCAACTGTTTCTTTTGATGGTTTCTTTACATCAGATTATGAATGGTACAAAGTTATTTGGAAAGGTTATCCAAGTGCTGATACTTACTTGAATATGAGATTTAGGCGTTCAAACGCAGATGTAACTACTTCCAATTATGAGTGGATGGCTTGGGGTGGAGAACGACATTCAGGTTCTTCAAGTAATGACCAAAAAGCTGGTGGTTGGACTGATAGTTATATGCGACCTGCAAGTTTTAATGACTTACAAAATGGTAATAGTAATACTGATTATGGTTTCAATGGCGTCAGTTATATTTATAGACCACTAGATACAAGTTTAAATAATACTATTAATGGATTTATGAGTTTTAAATCTTCTAATGCTGGTTCAATGCAAATGTATAATTATATGGGTTGTTTAGAAGATGCTCAAACAGCAATATCAGGAATAAGTTACTATCCATCATCAGGTACTGTAACTGGTAAATGGACTTTGTATGGAATTAAACATTAATAATAAGGAGATAAATAAAAATGTCAGAAAATAAAATAATAGCAACACCTGAAAATCCAAATGGGATTGAGGTAGCTTTAACTGCTGAAGAAGAAACTCAAAGACAAGTAGATATAGAAAATGACAATGCTAAAGCAACTGCTGAAGCAGAAGCTAAAGAAGCTAATGACGCTTTAAAAGCTAGTGCTAAAGCAAAGTTAATTGCTGGAGAAGCATTGACCGAGGAGGAGGCAGACACTATAGTCTTGTAATATTATGGCAACAGTAAATTTAGGAAGAATTAAACCTGTATTTCGTGGTGCATATAGCGGCTCTACTGCATATGTTGTGGATGATATTGTAACTCACGGAAACGAAAGTTATATTTGTATTCAAGCACACGGAGCAGGAACACAAGCAACTTCAGTAACAGCTTATTGGACTAAACTTGCGGCTAAAGGTACAGATGGTACTGATGTAGGAACTACAATTACTACACAAGGCGACATCTTATATAGAGATGGAAGTGGTTTGCAAAGACTTGCAAAACCTGCTTCTGATAAATTCTTACAGAATACATCAGGTGGAGTTTTATCTTGGGCAGATGCTGGTGGCGGAGCTTGGACTTTTCTAAGTAAACAAACAGCTTCTGATAATGCTTTATTAGAATGGAATAGTGACATTACGAGTACATATGATGTTTATAAACTTATAATTTCAAACGCACATAGTGTAAATGATTCTGCACACGCATATATTCAATTTAGACAAAGTTCCTCGTATCTTACTGGTTCTAATTATAGATGGGCAGCGGGACGTGCTCTTGACAACTCAACATTTTCTGCAGCTGGTTCTACAAGTGATAATTTTATAAGAATTACCAGCGATTCAACAGGAAATGCCACTGGAGAATGCTGGAATTTTGAAATCACTTTTTGGGATTTGTTAGGAACAGATAATTATAAACAAATACACTGGAATGGTGCAAATATAAACCAAGACGGAACTATTAAGCAAGAGGTTGGAGCTGGTACATATACTGGTTCAGTAGCAGCTATGGACGGATTCAAAATTTATATGTCATCAAATAATATTCAGAGTGGTCAATTTGCTCTTTACGGATTAAAACAGGCATAACAAATGATAAAGGAGAATAATTATGGTAACTAAAATATCAAATGGAATACGTGTTGAATTGACAGCAGAAGAACAAGCTGAACATGATGCAGCACAAGCGGCAGCACAAGCATCTGAAACAGCTAATGCAGAAGCTAAAGCAGAAAAAGATGCTCTTAAAGCTAGTGCGAAAGCAAAGTTAATTGCAGGAGAAGCATTAACTGAAGCTGAAGCTGATACAATAGTATTATAATAATTAAAAATCCCCATAAATTGAATCAATAAATCTATTGGTTTCTATCTCTTCATAGTGTATTCATACTTGTATGAAGAATTATGAAGTACCCTACAGTTTTGAAATTAAAGAACTAGCAAACGGAATGTTTGAAATCACTATCCGTGCTACAGGATTCATATCTCCTAGTGATGCAGAAAGATTCTTACACGACATCAATACTTATAGCTTTGATAAAGAAAATAAAAGGACTATACACTAATGGATAGAATATGTAAAAGCTGTAACCACGATTGTCATTGTACTGACGAACATATTGACGAGTACTTAGATATATGTCCTTGTAATAAATGTGATTGTGGACAAAAAGAAGAAGATACAACTTATGAAAGTTAATTCAAACACATCGGTTGATATGCCATTAAAGAATCTTATTAGTATTATAGGTGCTGTAGCAGTAGGGGTATGGGCTTACTTTGGTATCATTGAAAGATTAAATAATGTTGAAACTAACTACAAACTTATGAGTAGTGATTTAGAAAAGAATACAGAATTTAGAATAAAGTGGCCCCTTGGAGAATTAGGAAGTCTTCCTGCGGACTCCGAACAATTTATGTTAATAGAACATATGGCTGGACAAATAGAAAAACATACTCAACAATTAGAGGGTGGTATGCACAATAAAGTTAATATAGAATTTATACAAAAACAAGTTGAGAAACTTTTAAATGATGTAGAGAAATTAAAAGATGGTTTAAGAAAGGCGAATGGTACGCACTAATGATTATAGAAACAGTTTTTGCTTTATTGATGTTTGTGAATAATGAGATCAAAGAACATAGAATCCAAGATAGTTTAAGTCTATGCTTAAAACATAAGAGAGAAGCCACAAGGCAAGTATCTAATTCTGTTACTTACAAGTGTATTAAAACTAAAGCAGAAGTTGAAACCAATAAAGATGGTAGCAAAACCATTAAAAAACTGATACTAGAATAACCATATGTCTGATGCTTTAAAAGAAAGAATCAAGAAACACGAGGGATTCGTGAATGAAGTATATAAAGATTCCCTTGGAAAGCGAACAGTAGGATATGGACACCTATGCGTTGAAGATCATTGGGAAGATGGTAAGAAATATTCTGAAGAATTTTTGAGTGGCATCTTCAAT